CTGTGGTATACTCTCCTATAAGGAGGTGATAAAATGTCTCATGAAGAAATTCATGATTTAGCTGTTGCATACGCAAGTTCAAAATTGAATGAATATCAGATAGACTGCCGTGATGCTATATTGGATGGCAACACAGATATGTCTATTGAAGAAATTCAGTATCTGAAATCTGCGTATGATTTTGCTGTTCTGCATCTGAATGAATAGGTTTGTATTTTTTACCATTCAGTGCATGAGAAACTGCATTGTAAATGGTCGTATGCTGTTTCTCTTCAACATTCATGGACTTCTCAATTCTTTTCAGAGTACCGTCAATGCTCTTTAAGGTTTTGAGAAGTTCTCTCTCAAATTGGTTTTGCATTTTCTTCCTCCTGCTTCTTAACAGATTCCTCTGCCATCTTCTCTGTCTTGCCGAGAATATATCCCTTGTCGAAATCGGACATATTCGGAATGGCTCTCTTTAACTTCTCAACGATTTTTTTCTCTTTTTCACTCATTCAATTCACTTCCTTTTCGTGGTATAATAATAAAAATTTCTTGGAGGTACATATTCATGGAAACATTAAATACAAATCACTTAGAAATCGCTCTATCAGCTATAACCTTATGTGTTGCGATAGTTTGTCCTGTTTTAGTAACTATCATCAATAGCATACACAGTACTCAAATAAGAAAATTGGAACTAAAATATGATAAACAGCTTTCCTATTATCAAAAGCAGCAATCCGTATTTAATCATTTTTTGGAATTTGCTTCCAAACAATTAGAAACAAATTATCCAAGTGAAAAAATAGAGTACATACGCTCTTACCATGAATTATTTTTATATGTTCCATCCGAATATTGGGATCAATTATCTTCTCTTCATGATTCGTTACTCAACAGGAAAAACGATTCCTCGGAAAAATTGCTTACTGTTACCCAAACATTGGGAAAAATCCTACAAGAATCTGACCGATTATTCCCAAAATTATAGTGTAGACAAGTCCGACAATTCTCCATCCGTGCTCGGATCTACCATGCCAATAACTCATAACGCAAGTCAGTAGAACAAACACTGTAATTGGTATTGCGTCAAGCCAACTATAATGAAGCATTTCCAATATTCTCACCTCTCTTCTGTTGACCTTGCGTTTTCCTAATAATACTTTGCGAGGAAATACCCTTTATCAAATTCAGATAATGAAGAAATAGTCTCTTTCACCCTTTCAGTTATTCTTCTTTCTGTTTCTTCCTCTCCATCTCCACCAACTGCATAAACCTTTAATCTGTCGGTTACCTGCTTTTCGTTTCCACAATTTATTTCAGATGTCATTTCCATTAGCTTTCTGACAGCATCCGTAAAAGGTAAATGGAAATATTCCTTTCCGATATTTAACGCAGAATATTTTCTAAAATGTGTGTGCATTTTTCTTTCTACTTCAAAAGGATTATCTATTGGCTTTGATGAATAATACTGCATTACTTTGTATGGTATTTGTTTTTCCCTTCTGTCCGGATCATTAGAAACTCCTATTTTAATAAAGCTTCCACAATCCATTACATATACCCTTCTCTCTCTCATATTTCCTCTTCTTGGTAACTTATGAAGTTACTTTGCTTGCAAAAAAAATATCCATAGGGTTGCTGATATTCAGACCGTCAATCATAATTTGGATTTCATCACTTCCAAAAACTCCACGTTGCATACGCTCATAAAAAGTCTTTGGTGTAATTCCAATCATTTCTGCGACATCTTTCTGTGTTTTGCCATTTTCAGCAATGACCCCACGGAGCTTTCTAGTATCTACCATTATGCTCTCCTTTCTAACTTCGTAACTTGTGAAGTTACTCTCATTATATCACCAGTTTGTAACTTGTCAAGTTATTTATTTATTGACAAGTAACTTTTTCGTGCTATAATAAAGTTACCGATAGGAAAGGAGGAAAAAGCCATGACGATAGGGGACAGAACAAAAAAGCTGCGTACGCTTATAGATATGTCTCAAACAGAACTAGCTGAAAAAATCGGTGTCAAAAAGCAAACTCTTTATAAATATGAGAACAATTTGGTTACTAATATACCATCAGATGTTATAGAGAAAATATGCAAGGCTCTTAATACTTCGCCAGCTTATTTGATGGGTTGGTCAGACAACCTTACGGTTGAAGAAGAGGAATTGATACCGGAACTGCTGTCAAACACGGAATTGCTTGAAAGCATAAAGAAGTTAATGTCACTTAACAGAGAGCACAAACAAACCATATTTGACAACATATCCTATTGGTACGAGAAAGAGGGGCACTAGATGCCCCATTTCTTTTGGAAAGAAACAAGCATCCCATGTAGAAATTTCAGAAAATTCTTATCTTCTATACCATTAACGATTTCAATAATCTTATTTCTGTAATCTTCTTTCCCCATAGTACACCCCCTAATCTTTCCGCACTTGGTAGCGATACATCACATTATAGAACATATGTTCTTAACAATCAATATATTTGACTCACGTTTTTTATTGTTGTAAAATATCAACAAAAGAGGGCGGTGAAAACGCCAATAAACACCGCCCTCGCCAGAACTTGAAGTCCCTTGAAACAAGGGATGTTACAAGTGTATCATGTGAAAGGGGGATAAAAAACATGATGAAAAAAGACCGAATCAAAGAAATTTCGACACATTTATCAGTCAACCGTACTAATTATATGTTAAGTTTTCGTGGAAATCTCCATGAATTTCTAAATGAGCCGGACATGACGGTTTACAAGCTTGCAGATGAAGCTAATTTGCCTTATTCTACGCTTAATTCACTACTATACGGTAATTCTAACGACACAAAGCTATCGACCGCTGTTGCGCTTGCTAGAGCCTTTGGAATCAGCGTAGATGAGTTGGTAGGCTGTGGTACTATGGAAGATAAGATGTTGGAATCTGTCAAGATATGCCGCAGTCTGCCGGAACACTCTCTGTACCTTATCCGCTACTCCATCCGTCACCAAGATAAAATCTATTCCAGTCTTGAAAAATCACACAAGTATATTTCTGTCCTTAAACCGCAACTTGTGAATGGAATTATAGCCACCACAAACGCTGTAGAACCTATTTGCATAGACAAATTACCGGAAGATATAAAATCCAAGACTTATATCGGTTTGAAAATTCCCTGTGACTACTATATGCCGTTTTATCTGCCTGGGGAAATTGTTCTCCTTGCAGCGGATCGGGAACCACAAGACGGTGAACGATGTATTGTAACAAGTAATGGTGGGATACAAATTGCCGTAAAAACCCATATAATAGAATATGGCGTTAGAAAATGGAGATATGTTTCGCTCATGTCTCCGAACAGTATACTTCCGGAACACATAATTGATGACATGATAGGATATGTGGTTGGTTTTGTCAACAATGACGGTGACTGGGGAATCAGATAAATAGATTAAGAGCATGGCTTTTACACCATGCTCTTTTTTGTTGTTATTTCGCAAATATTTTTTTATGACTGCTTCTGTAAATGGCAAGTTAAAATCCGTAGATTATGATATAACGTTCCCATCAGGTGTAACCACCGATTTTGTACACTGCAAAAGAACGGGCAATATTGTAGATTTTGGATTCCGCATTTTAAGTGGGACTATACCATACGGATCTCCATTAGCCACGCTACCAGCAGATTTACACCCCAAATATAATATATTGATACCCAGTCAGTACTTAGTGATAAATGATGTTGCTAGCACTGGTAATGTAAGCTTGATGTACAATGGAAGTATATTTCAGGAGTATTCCGCAACCGGAACTCTAAATGCTTGCGTGATAAAAGGTACTTTTATTATTTAGCCGGTGCAAATGCGAGATTATATGTACCACTCGATCCAAATATAACGGAGTCTCCTGATGCAAATGGAATACATACCGCTATAGGATTTTCTGATGATGTACATAATGCCAAGAAATAATTTGCATTCTTGGATGATCGGATAGATGCCCAGCCATTCACTGCACCCTGTATTGTTCCAATTACATAGCCATTAGTCATACAAGTGTAATTAGATTGTATGGCTACAGCAGATTTATAGTCAGGAGCAATTAACTTGCCATTTACATCACTTAATCCCCCAGTGATAGTACCGTCACCAATAGTCGAAATATCGGTAGTTCCGATAAGGCCTATAAGTGATTTAAGGTTTTTTACAGACAGTTTAATTTTTCCCAAAATAGATGATAACTTTTCTCCTGTCGTTAATTCATCTAAAGTTGTTGCTTCTTCAAACACCGCAGTCAAATTACTACCGTCACCAGTTTTGGTCAAATAGTTTGTCAAATACGTTTTAGGAATTGCATCTATTTTTTTATCAACGCTTGTTTTGTCATAATAATTTGTCAAATCAGAAACTTTTTTTGTAATGTATCCTACATCATTTTCTAATTCGCTAACTTTTGTTGGTATTCCTCCTGTTTGCTGTTTTGCTTGTTCCATATAATACTTTGCATTATCGGTATCTTCTCCTTCTCTTGTTCCGGTTCCACCTACGGCATAAGATTCAGCCAATACAGATTTTGCATTTGCGGATTGCGCATAAGCAGATGCATTTGCGGATTCTACTCTAATATCTGCTAAATAATTAGGCTGAAGCATATCATCTGTTACTGATCCTGTTTTTATCGAAAAAGAATAAGTCTTATTCTTTCCAGTACCAGTCACGGAAACAGTTATGGTTGCAGAATCTTCAAATGTCAACACCGGAATCATAGAACCAATATCAGCTGTAAACTGTGTTCCATCTTCTGTAGTCATGGTAATGATTCCGTCATCAGACATGGAAAATTCGACAGGAATTTTTTCAATGTTGAGGTCAAAAATAATCTTTTCACCGTTGTACTTTGTAATAGTAATAATACCGGTTGTTTCATCCATAGTCCAATCAGCAATATTTCCGTTTATTGCAGACTTGTCTACTTTTAAGGCATCCTGTAATATGATACGGTTGTCCAACGCATCAATAGCAGAATCCATCTGATTAAGATTGTATGCATCTAAATCCGTGTTTTCACTTGGATAATCTTCCCAGTTAATTCTGGTATAAACCTTATTCAGCGCCATCTGCAGATACCTCACTTTCTTTTTCTCTGTTTCTTTCTGCCAACTCTACATTGATTTGATTATCTGCAGCTCTGTTAATCTGCCCGGCAATATCATTCACAATGAGCCGCTTAATCTCCATCGGTAGACCACATCCGTTAAAAAGATTTACAATAGACTGTTGAAATTCTCTGATTTCTAAGCTGTTCATATTCCTTCTCCTATCCTATGAGATTGTATGCCTTAAGAGCATCTATCAAACTGTTAACTGTGGTAGCAATACTATATGTGCTGGTTGAACTTGGTGAAGTGATTTTGCTCACAGTCTTTTTTTGTGCACCATTGCTTCCAAAAAATCCAACATTTCCCAAACTAGATGCTAATTTAACATTTCCTGCACTTGTTATTGCAAAAGCAGTCGTGTCAACTAAAAGTGTCCCATAAATTTTGTGCGTATGTCCTATTGCAAGTTCTGTATCTCCACTTATTTTTACACTACTGCTAAATGCTATAGTTCCTCTTGATGTTTTTGGACTTATTGTATCAAAGTATCCTTGAGGCGCATTTACACTTCCAGTGGTTACAATTCCACTTGCTGTAAGAGTTGTACTGTTTGAACTGTATGTTGCTCTTACTCCTGCTCCATCCATTCCACAAGTATAAGAACCGTATTTCAGCACAATCGTACTATAATCTTGTGATGCTGACTGTAAATTGATAGTTCCTCCGGTTATATCAATGCTTTTTGCAGTAACTTTCCCATCAGCGGTAATAGAAAAGTTGGTAGAATCCAATACAAACCTATTCCCGGAAATACTTACCTGTCCGCTCTCAATGCTCAACTGCGAACTGACATCACCTTTTGAAACTTTCAACTTGATTTGGTCTGCTTGAACTGAGATTGCCGCCGCCAATTCTACTTCTGCATCTATTGCCCTTTTTGCTTCAAGTTCAATCTTCCCGGCTGTCTGTGTAATTTTTGTATCCAGTCCACTTTCTACATCCTTGATCTCAGATCGTGTTTCCTCAACAGTACGTTCTAACTCATTTGTTTTTCCACGGAGTTGAATTATACTTTTGTTAATTCCATTTACCTGTTCACTGTACTTTGGAGATTTTCCGCTTGCTGATATGGTGTCTGTCGGTTGTTGGATTCCTTTGTATGTTCTGCTCAACACATAGCTTTCTATGATTTCTTTAGCCGTATATACATTGACTGCTTCTCCAAGGCTCAAACAAGGATTTCCTATTTTTTCACAGTTATAAGGTCTATATTTTACAACTTTAATAACCTCATACAGATTTCTTGCAACCGTTTCTAGGGCATCTGCACCCATTCCATAAACAAGGAAATTATCTTGCAAAATATAACTGTTGTCGTTCTCGGTAATCTCTGTATCCGGGTAAACTGCACCAATATCATTTTCTGATTGTCTTATCTGAACTTTTGTAACTTTTTGGCAGACAAAATCTTCATATTTAACTGATTTGTATTTTCCACCAGTAACCTTTTCTTTTTCAGAACCTTTTCTAGGGTATAATCCTTTCTGTGGATATAATCCTTTCTGTGGATATAAACCGGATATTATTTCTTTAAGGAAAACATATTCAAATTTTCCATCATGGTTAATGTGGCCAAAGCATCCATTTATTGAGCAGATTGCTTCCATGACCGTCTGGCCAGACAACTCACTTGGTTTGATTGTTTCTGCCACTTCCATGCTGTCATTAGGTAATGTGATTGCTACTTGCTCAACACCAAAATATGAAAAAAAACTGTCTCTGAACTGCTTTAAGGTCAGAGGAAATTTCAACCCGTTATACCAGGAAGATACTTCTGATTCTCCAATATCGTATATAACGTCATATGCCGTCACATTTCTGTAACGCTTATCATCTGTTGGTTTATCTGAAACGACACGGTATTTGCCGAAAATAAATGGTGTGTCAGTATGTCCATTAATCACAGCAGAAACATTTATCTGTTTCCCAATCATGCTTGTGAACACGTTGGAAATTTTGAATTTTAACTGTGATGCATTGCACTGTCCAAATGTAAGGTAATCATCATCACATAGTATTTCTTTTAATTCAAACTGTTCAAAATGTATTTCGCTGTTGGTGATTTTTACAGACTTGTCCTCTGTTTCAATCGTGATTTCCTTTTTGGATGCACTTTTATCAAACAAATCCGCATAGGTATAGTTACTCATTCGCTACACCTCCGACAAATGAAAATTCTATCTGATTGTATTTAATCTCTCCGTCATAAGTTCCGTAGATTGTAGGCTTTATATCAGCCATATATCCATATTGTGTGACATATTGACCTAAAAATGGAATGTATGCCGTGATATAACATCCCTGTCCCGTTGCATCAATAAAGTTGCTTCGTATTCCGGACAGTAACTCTTGCAAATCGTCATCCGTCAGCATCGCAGGCGTGGAAAAATCAACAATTAATGCTTTTAGCTCCACAGCATTTCTATGTACGTATCCATTTGCATCAGTCCACGGGTCTACATCTTGCATATTTACAGCTGGCTGATAACTTTCAGCGGCTATAAATCTTGACTGGTCAATAACGTAATCTCCAATTTTTAAAAGCCATCCTTGATATGCTGACATACGCCCACCGCCTTATTGCATAAAAATAGACAGCACCCATTCAGAGTGCTGTCTGTGTTAAAATACATATACATTCTTGTGTTTTTGGTTAAATTGCTCTTGACCGTATTGTCTTGCGGCAATTCCAATTTGATCTGTTGTTATTCCAAACTCTTTTTCAAGGATTCCTTGCAGTAGCTGATTATTCTGTCTCAGAAGTGCAATTTCCTGTTGTGCCGTGGAATTGATGGCATCTTTGATTCCAGTGATTTCAACTCCACCGGCAACCGCTGTTTTTCCACCTACTGTTCCGGCAATCTCCGGTATACCGTTCTCTCCTGCCATGAACATCGTATATCGGCTTGGAACGTAACCACCTTTTTCAAATGTAGGTATTCTTCCAACACTAATGTGTTGTATATTATTCGGAACTGCGTCACCAATTTTAGGTATTAACCTTGCTGCAGACATCAAACCATTAATAAGGTCTATGGCATTGTTTATCATGGTTTCTATTCCACTTATTACAAGGTTCAAAGGAGCTATTGCAACATTAGCTGCTGTTTTAAATGCTGTTCTAAACGCCGTTTGAATGTTTTCAAGCAATTTATTCCATTTTGTTAGTCCAAACTGCTCTGAAATTTTTTTCCACCAACTTGAAAATCCTGTTTGGTTCCACCATGTTGTAAAAGAAGTCCATTTTTCAGAAAGTGATGACTCTATAGTTTGACCCATTCCTTGCCACTTTTCCTTTGTGAACCAAGGAGATACATTTTCATTAAACCAGTTTCCAACAAGTGGTGCTATATTGATAAGTGCAGATGACAGACCAAAAGTATCTGACATATCTACTTTTGTATTTTTTATTTTATCAATTAGCCAATCAATTTTATCTCCAAAATCATCAAGAGTGCTATGTTTTGGAAGCAACATTGTTCCTGTCAAGAATCTATACAAATCATTATCTGTTATATCTTTGTATAAATCATCCCACGCAGTTTTTAATGTGGTAAAATCAGTATTTTTTAATGTATCAAAAAAACCATTTTCACCAAACCACGTAAAATTGTCGTAGTACTCTGCGTCTTCTGGGAACAATGCTTTCCCTAAAGATTTTCCTACATTAAATCCAATCTCCCAAGTAACAGCAGCTATTGCAATTGTCGGAACTATTCCTATACTTGATCCTAGTACTTTGGCTGATAACTTGTCCGATATTTTTCCCCATATGATATCTCCAACACCAGTAAACTTTAAAAGACCTATTGCTGTGATAATCGTGGTTTCAATCGGTGCAGCATCAAAACTTCCTTTCCACAAATCGATAGCCGCATCTATGGCAGTCTCTATGAAGTTTCCGGCAGATGTAAACACAGCAGTCCAGTCAATACCAGCAAGAAACTGTCCTATGTTTTGCCCAATCTGATACCAATCTACAGATGCAATAGCATCAGACATCCAGTTAAATATTCCAGTTACAATCCCGGATAAATCTTGTCCGGCTTCAAAGAAATCACCATTGAATAAATCTTTGAATAACTTTTTCACAGGCTCAAGAAGTTTTTCTATCTTATCAGCCCAGCCAAGAGCTGTATTCTGCATCTTGTCAAATGCTTCCTGCCATACTTTTTCGTACTCTGCAGTAGCATCCATGATTTCTTTGGTAAGGTCAATTCCTGCTCCACCAGCACCACTTCCGGAACCACTGGATTTTGGCATTGAAATAACTTTCAATTTATCAAATGCTCTGATTCCGCTTTGAGCATTTTTTGCGCTTGTACCAACTTTATCCAGTGCATCTGCAGTGTCTTCCAACTCTTCATTGTACCCGGATACACCTTGACCGAATGACGAAAAGTCAATCTTGATTCCCAGTAAATTTGCCACACTGACAAGCAATCTCTTAATTGCAATTACGACACCGTTAATAACAGGAAGTACTTTCTGCAATACCGGAATAAACAACTGACCCAGTACCATACCAGCTTCTTTTACGTTGTTAGTAAACTGGCGAATCATGTTACTTGGAGAATTGATTGTATTCGCTAAATCTCCCCATGATACCTTGGACTGGTCTAAGATTGCCAGTAGACGCAACTGCTGTTTCTCTGCCTGTGACATTTCAGATACAGCCTTTTCAATGCCGTATTTGTAAGCATAAGTCTGCAGTGTGGCATTTGTGATATCAATACCATACTTATACAGTGCTCTTGACTGACCGATCAAACCGGACTGTAAGTTTGTTGCGACTGTACTGAAATCCACGTTAAACAGAGATGAAATGTCCCCGGCAAGCATTGTCATGGACTTTGAAATTGCCGTAGTAACTTCTCCGGTCTGCCCTAAAGAGTTGGTAATAGATGCAAGTTGTGAAGCGTACTGCGTAATCTCCTGTAAATTCAGTCCCAGGTTCTTCATTCCGCTTTCAGAAATCAGCCCACCGTCTACATCTACTTTCAGACCGGACATTTTGCCAAGCAGTTCATTTACACGGTTTCCGAAACTCTGCGCATAATCTTCTGCATTGTCGTAACCGAATTGTTCAAAATCCTTGCCCCATTCCTTGCCGACTTTATTGAATGCTACCGTGTAGTAGTTGAATGCTTCGATATAGTCCGTAGTTCCCTCTATGGACTTCCACAGACTTTTAATTCCACGGATCACAAGGAAATATGTTGCGTAGAATCTGCCGAAAGCCGCAGCAAGGCTAAATGTGCTTTTCGTGGCTCTTCTTGCGCTTACCGTATAGGTGTTCAGATTACGTCCTAAAGAGTTTGCCGCTCTTCCGGATGCCGCACCAGTAGATGCCAGTCCTGCCAGCGCATTTGTCATGCGGATAATGTTCTCACTGACATTCGGAGCGGTTGAAAGAGTTGTAAATAACTGCTTCAAATTCTTTGCCAGCAAAGGAATGTTCGTGATTGCTCTGCCGGATGCCACACCTCCAAGTCTTGAAATCGAAGATGCTATGCTCGCAATATCCCCTACTCCATCTACTTTAGTTCCTGCCATGTCAGCAGAAAAAGTCTTCAGTGCAGAAGAAATCCTGCTTAATCCGGTTGTATCTATTTTCCCCATTCTGTTAATGGAATTTGTCAATGTGGATATGTTCTTAATACCGCTCGCATTCATGGAACTGGCGGCATTTGCGATACTCTGTATGCTATTAGAAATGCTTGTCAGTTTGGATGTATCAATGGACAAGCTTCTCTGAAAATTCGTAAGGCTGTTTGCTAACTTATTTAGTGCGTTACTTGCGTTATTCGCATCCGCTTTTATTTTAATCTGTAAAGAATCAATATCCATACCGCACCGCCTTTACCGAAATAAAAAAAGGAAGTGTCTGCCACTTCCAAGAAAAGAGCGGCAAGCTGTGACACCTACCGCTCCTAAAAAAATCAATTATAGAATGCTGCCTGGATACTGTTGTATCCTACTTTTCCATCTTTTGTCAGGTTCAACTTGTCCTGCACTGCAATGGTCTCTTTTCTCGCAGTTTTTCCATACTTGCCGTCTTCGTCCTGATCATGCCCCAAAATCTCATTGCAACGTGTCTGCCACCACTTAACTACCGCTCCTGTGGAGCCAACCTTATAGGTCAGTCCGTATCTCTTCGCCTGCAAGCAGATCTTCTTACGGACATACTGTGTGTTCTTTCCGTCCTTACCATCGACTGTGAGTTTACGACCGTATGCATCCCGGTATCCGTCTGCGTTAGCCGCCTTCTGGAAGTTCTGAATGTTGATATTACAGGTTTCTTCCCTCTGCGCCGGAACAGAAGATACCATTTCAAAGTCGGTATAAAAAATGTTGATATCGCACTTTCCGCTGATTCCGGGGACAAATCCGGAGGATGTATACTGCCAAATATCCGCAAGGTTAATCTCTGACGTTGACAAGCTGGATGTATAACGTGCATACCATACGTATACCTTTCCCAGTGCTGCTACAATCCGGTTCATATCAAAGTATCTATTAAGGTAATCTTTGTTGGTATAGATAACTGGAAGATAACCGGCTTCTTTGACCTTTTGCAAAAATGCAATTGCCATATCCGTAGCCAGCTGCTTGGTGACATTCACTCCCTTTTTTCGGGCATAATTCACGGAGTCATACTCAAAGTCAAACGCAATTGGGCACTTAGTCCAGTACTTTTTAGCCTGAGTGATGCAAAACTCTGCTTCTGCCACTGCCATTGCTACCGTGTAAGCATAAGAAAACCAGTATAGCATCACTTGCACAGCCAGATTGAAGCTGGCTAATGCATTACTCACATATTTCTCATCGACATTATTTTTCCCGTATCCAGCACGGATACCGATACGCTTGTATCCTGCATCTCTCACTCTTTTAATGTTTACATTCCCGTTATGTTTGGAAATGTCAGGTCCTTTATACAATGCTTGTTTCATATTTTCTCCTTAATCCGGACTTTCCGGTAATCCTTGTTCTCTTAATGCTTTGATTCTCTGTTTCATTTCCCATATTGCAATTTCTTCGTTGGATTCCTTATATTTAGGCTCATTATCATGTGCTATCTTTTCTGAAATAGGCTTTTCAACATAAGTAGTTCTTGCTTTGTCTCCATTTAAGCAATGGTCTATTGCAAAGATTAATGCAGATATTCCATAATCTCCCCACCGTTGCCATGAATTCCTATCTTCTTCCTCTTTTTTGAGTTTATATCCTTTGTAGCACCACTCTAATTTCTTAGGATTCAGATGTTTGAACTCTTCTATCGAAATTCCCATGGAAAAAGCAAATGGAAAATATTCTTCCCATATTATTTTGTGCCAGTCGATTTCTTCTTGTGATCCTGCGGCATCTTCGTTACCTTGTTGTCCTCTTTCTCCATCTCTTCCTTGGTCTGCGTCATCATTTCCGTCAGACCCGACAGTTCGAAAAAACCGTCTTCTTCCATACAGTCTGTCAGTTCTCCATACAGCTTTACAAAAGACAGACCGTTTGCTTTCATGTATTCTTTCATTAAAGCATTGGATTCATCCGGTTTAATATCTTCATGGTTTTCGATAAGACCAGCATAAAAAGCCGTTTTGCATACATGAGGAAATTCTGCAAGCATATATCCGCTACCATCTACAATTTCTTCTGGTGTGGGATTCTGTACATTTTTTGCTTTTTTAGCTACATAGCCACCGGAAAGCATAAGAAACATCTTTTGAATCAAATCCTTGCACTCCACAGCACCGAATCCAAACTCTAAAGTATATTCAACATCATTAACTAAAATCTTCTTCATAAAAACATATCCTTTCCCCAACATTTTGTTGGAAAGGAGCCGCCCGAAGACGGCTCTCTTTTTGCTAAATCAATGTTTCGCCTACCGTTTCATAATTGTCAGCCACGGCAGTGTTATTTGTTTCTGACTGACTTTCTATTTTTTTGTCAGTGTAATTGCTGTTGGATAACCGTTTTCGTCTTCGGTTACTGCAACAGTGTAATTATCTTCAATCCACTTCGGTACAGTAGCCTGTGCAATCGTAGCAGTTCCAGTCAGATGATCGTCTGTTGCTTCGTCCGGTGCAAAACTTTCCTGACCGATAAATGCACAAATACCCTCTGAGCCTTTTCCGTCAGTTCCATACAGAATGATAAAATCAAGTTTCTTTCCCTCGTTCGTCACCATTTCATCCTTGTACTTTTTCTCAAATGCTCCTTGCACTTCCATACTGTTAGCGGCTCTACGACCCATTTCCTGCGTCTCTACCAAATCTTCCAGTGTAGAAGTATCCACCATGTTCTGACTTCCGAACGGTGAAGGAATACTTTTTGCTCTCATAAGCAATTTGTACGTTCCTGCCCAGTACTCACCAGTAGCGGCACTAGAACTAGGCTCTTTATAGGCAATTCTTGATTTTAAACCAGTAGCCATATTTACCTCCAATTTTGCATAAAAAATAGAGCCTTAAGGCTCTGTCAATAGTTACAATATATCATCAGCATCTACGCTTCTTCTGAACCGTGCAGTGCTTCTGTATGTGTCCTGCGAAGTATTATTGAACTCCGGCATGGAAATTATCTGAAATCGCAGACGTTTGAAAAGTCCGGCAACCGTAGCCATGATAGCTTCGGCTTCTTCCTGACTTTTGTTGGTTATCACATCCACCTGGTATGATGCTGTGATTCCATTAACAGAACGTGCTTCAAGGTCTTGTCCTGTCTCTGTGAACGGCATAGCATGAAAGTACACCGTAGGGAATGTAGGGTCTGACAAATCCTTACTTTTGTCCGTCACATAAGCTTTAGGATGGCTCTGTGGTATCTTCATTTTTAAGTATGATGCAATCTTGACTTTGAAGTCTGATACCCATTGATATTCATTAACCGCCATTTCCAAACACCACCTTTGCTGTCTGTAATACAATTTTACGAAGTTCTATTGCAGTCAGGTACATAAAAGGTCTTGAAGGCATACCTTTTGTTATATGAAGTTTTCTGTCATCTCCGATATAACTCCAGTAGTATTCTCCGGCTTTCACATAAGTGCTTCCATGCACTTCAATGTCTTGTAATGCTTGCCGAATTGTTTTACCGGAGTTGTATTTCCATGTAACACCTTCCGGCAAAGGATATGGATATTCTTTCTTTCCACCAATGCTACCAAGAGTACCAAACTCAACGAAAAGCGCATGGTCTGTACCGGCAACCACCGACCAAACACCGCCACCCTTTACAGAGCCAACGTATTCCGCATGAATGCTTTGCAAAAGTTCTGATGTAAAGATAGCATCAAGGTCAACAATCTGCACTCTAGCAATCTCTACGCCCTTTTCTGCCAGCGTTTCTGCCAGTAGTCTACATTTATACTCTAAACTATTTTCATAGTCTCTAAGAGCCTTTACAGCCGCTTGTATGGACTTTGGGTCAAACAGGTTAATGTTGATTGTCTTTCCCATATCACTTCACCGTCTTTTGCAACAAAAACAAATCTGCTGTCAGTCCCTCATCTGCAACGCCTTTGACAACATAGTCCGCAGTCTTGCTGTCCACAAGTCCGTCATCGTCACGACCTACTTCTGACTTCTTCCAGATAACATCCCCTGCCTTAATCGGCAAATAGCCCTTGTCGGTCACAATCTGACAATACGAACTGGAATCATCAATACCAAATTCTTTTACCAGTACTTCCGACAGCTTATTACTGATGTTGGCAGAAAAAAGGACGGGTTCAGAATATCCAGTAGTTTCTCTCAAAACCACTGGAATCCTTTCTCCGTCCATCTCGATGTACTTTATTGCTCCGTTTTCGTCCCGGTCATAAATCGTGACTTTTTCTCCCTGCCGTGAGTACTTCATTTCCTGCTTGTTAATGTCAAGCATCTTTCTTCACCTGCTTGTAAATCTGATTTACACCAGTGCTTGCCAAACCGGAAACAATTCCGACCGCAATCGCATTCAGCACATCATTTGCCGGGAAATCCGGAATAACATACATTCCTACTACTCCGAGAATGCCACCTACAATGCCAACAACAACCGGGATGTAGTTATCCTTAATAACCGGAATCAGCTTCGCTCCAATACCGGCAAGATAGCAGATAACCACGATTGCAACACAAGTTCCTACCTGTGAAAAATCCATAATTACTTACCTCCGTTCTTCAATCTTATTTCTTTTATTTCTTCATACATTTTAGTTGCCATTCCATTTCCACCAAGCGCATGATAAGCATTGTACATCTCAACAAAGTTTTCATACGCATAGCTTGGAATTTCTCCTAACTTCATGTACTTATCGTGATACTCAATAAGTTGCACACGCAAAAGAAGCATTGTTCCCTTGCTGTTCGCATCCCTATCTTTCTTTTGCTGCTTTAGGAGCCAGACGATGTAGCCTAATAAAATAGGCAGAACAATCGTATACGTCTGTAATAAAAATTCTTTCACTTCATATCTCCTAACTGTTTATTTGTTGGCACACCGCCCACCACCCTTAAAGTGTGCCGCCTGCAACCTTATTACCGGAATCCGTAACATGGTCACGCACAATCTTCTAAACCCCTCGATTTCGATGGGGTTATAAAACTTTTGCAAATGGGAAAACACCCACAAACAGTTCTTCCCGGTCTCTCCATGTTCTCGACACACCATTTTCTGAATAGCTTGCCATGAAGTTTTCACCGGCTTGCGATCTGTCATACACGACAAGATTAACCACAACGGACTGAAATTTTTTCATATCCGCAGCAATCTTCTCTTCCGTGTAACTTTCCGGGTACATTCTCTTTGCTCTGATGTCTGCTTCTGCTTGACTGATAAGTTGTTCCAAAAGAGGATTTTCTTCCAAATGGTCAAACACGACCTCGGAGCTTTCAGAATCACTTTTAGAATCAATATGAAATTGTTTCAGACGGATTTTTACTTGCTCCAAAGTCGTATATTCTGCCATGTGTTACCTCTTATTCATCCTTTGCAGTTACCGTAGTAATACCTGCTTTTACTGCTCTGTAATTAGGATCACACTCGATAATCATAATTTCCTTGCCGGTTATTGCTTCAATTTCAGAAATGCCGTCCCAAGTAGCATACGTCTTTACATTTCCAAGATAAGAAGGTAATTTACAATCATCTGCTACCTTGTATTTGTAAGAATTGTCACCGCTTTTTGCAGGGGAAACGCTTACTTTCGTGTATCCATTAGTTGTTTGGCTTGCAGTGCTGTTCACTACCAATGTATCCAAACCGCTTTCTCCTTCGGTTAAAGTACCGATTACGATTCCATAAGGGTTAGGAATTACAGGGATAAACACGCCACTAGCCTTAGTCCACTCAGCAACCGGATCAGGAGTTGCCCACTGGGAAATAGTAATGAATTGCTTTTGGGACAGGCTTGTAAATGCACTTGCCTTTTCTTCTTCCGGAGTTACGCCCCAAAGTCCAGTACCAATCTTTCCGTTTCCAGTAGATACATAAAGAGTAAATACATTATCCGGTAAAAATCTCTTGGGAGTTCTCGTTGTATTTTCCTTGTTGGCAATTCCGTACATATCATCATCAATTACCATATTCAGACCATACAGGCTAAGTAACAGATTTGCCACTTCTGCCGGAGTAATTGCCATTCCAACGAAATTAACTCCCTTAATAGCTTTCATGATTCCTTCATTCTTAAGCATATAAGAGCGCATTTTGGTAGAAGTCAGTGCAGTATTGACAACATATCCTTTGTCAAGAGCCATCTGAACCATGTCTGCAATATCTCCAAGGATATCATGGGTAGGATCTTCCCAGCCTTTCAGTGCCTTGAACTTATTTACTTTGAAGTCAATAGCAAAATTGAGACCATTTTCGTTAATAGTCATCTTACCAGTAGACATAACCTCCATTTTTGCGATTTCAGTTCTTGTCTTAACAGAATCAGAAAGCCGACCCATATCGTCATATACATAGTCAATCAGGTTGCTTTCTCTTACGCCATGATTCAGCAACTGGCGTAATCTTTCAGACTGGTTGATTTTTTCCTTGATCAGCAGCTTTTCTACGCTTACTTTTTCGAATCCAGGTCTTACACCAATAGCAGCCTCGGTATCAAATGCGTGTACCATTGCTGCGGTAGGAAGATCCATTCCCTCGGAAAGTCTTTCGTACTCTGCTTCAAGGTTCTCGGTCTTGATATCAGGGAAAAGTCGATCACCTACATAATTTCTTGCTATAGAATAGTTCTGTGAAAAGTCCAGTCTATCCTTATCTGTAATCATTGTTAATACACTAGGCATACTGTTCTTACCTCCGTAATTTAATCAAAGTAAATGCCGCTTGCTTTAAGTGCGGTTTCGGCATTGGTATCTACTGCAACAGGCAAATTTTCCTTAATAACACGGCCTGCAATAATTACAGAAATAGGCTTCTTTTCGTCATCTGTAATATCAACATCCTCAAACACAATTCCCTTCGCAGAAGCGTTATTTGTTGGAACCACAGTTCCTGCCTTGATGATCTTCTTATCATCTACCTGTGTTGCCATTGCTTGTGTTCCCTCAAAAGTTTTTAACACAAGTCCGACTTCACTTGCTAAAATATTTACACCAGAAGTGTAAGTAGTGGTTTTCATGTAAGCCATAACGTTTATACCTCCTTGCTTACTGTTCGATTACATAGCGCTGATTATATTTCTTTGCCATTTCAGCACCTTTACTTTCAGTTCCATTACCACCGCCAGAACTACCACCGCCCGGATTTGTGGTTCCGTTTGCGATTTCCTGCTCTTTAGCCTGTGCCGCAGCAGTCTCTTTATCAGAGATAATTTTTCCGAGTACTTCGTAGTCAAAACTGCCGTCATCCTTGATAACCTGTGATGCCTGTTCAGCAGAAATGTTAAACTTGGATGCCGCATTGCTTCTCTGATCCGCAATAGCCTGTGTCTTTTCAAGTTCTGCGATTTTTGCATTTGCAGTTTCCAAAGCTTTATTAGCTTTTTCAATTTCAGAAAGATTTCCGGCTTCAAGTTCATCAAGCTTTTTCTGTAACTCATCTGCACTATCAGCCTTAGCCTTGTATTGTCCTGCCTTTGTTTTTTCTCTTGCAACTTCCGAATTGTTCTGATTCAAAAGATTTGTAATCTGTTCGTCCGTAGCTTCGGGAAAAAGTTTTAATACGTCTTCTCGTGTCATAAATTACCTCCGTTAAACTCACGCTTTTGTTACCGCAGGTCGCTCCTGCTGAGTCTCTGCTATTTACCGCATAGCTGCAAATTTTATAAAATAAAAACAGCTACCTATTTCTAGGCAACTGTCTTATTTTGCATTTGTTTTACAATTTCTTGTGCTTTCGCCATCTGCTCTTCTATATTGATAATGTCAGCAGTTTTCCACAGAGCATCAAGGTAAGGTTTGGAAAGGTTGAAAGTCTTTTCGCAATCTCCCCAAAGTCCAACCGTTTTGATTGCAATAAGCGGATGAATACCACACTGCAGAAGTTGCAGTAATGTCTGCGACTTGGTATACATATTATCTTGTGGACTGTGGTTAATCTGCACATCAAAATCTCTAAGAGTGATTTTCAGATCCTCTTTCTTAATGCGGATAACATTCAGCGCAACCTTGGCCAGTCTCTTCTCTGCTGTCTTAACAACCGGATCCTTAAGCCTTGCTCTTGATTTTGAAAAATCCCATCCGTTTCTCAGCTCAACCGCACCCTGCGTATCACCGCCAGTGTTTCCTTGCTTGTTCGGTATTCCCAAAATTGAAAGTGCGCTGTCTGTTAAATCATCCTTGGAAACCTGTGTTTGTGTCTGGTCAAGTTCTTGCGACATAACGTCTACATCGGACTTATTGTCTTTATTGATGGACTTTACAACCAACGCATGGTTCATCTTCATTTTTTTGAACTCTTCTTCGTCAATCTCGCAGTTTACAAATTTGTACCATGCCTGGATAAACTGCTCTATACCATCCATTCTGTTTGACTGTGTATTATTGATTGCATCCAACAGATCTATAACAAGTTCAATATCAGACAACCGCTCATGGTTGTTCGGAAATTCTACAATCGGAATACCACCAAATCCGTGAAGTTTCCATGTATCAGGAACAACCGCACTGTTTTTTATCTTACATTCATAGGATTCCGTGTAGCATAGTTTGTACCACTCGCCGTTTTCATCTTTTAATTCCTGTACCGCCAAAATCGGTTCTTCAGAACTGCGGTTGTAAATGACAAACGTGTTCAGAGGATTAGGTGCAACCACACGGATAGGCACATCTCCATTCACAATCTGAATAGCTTTGAATGATGTTCCGGTTGCCGACTGCCACTCACCAGCTTTTATGTCTTTCTCATGCTTATTTGCATCTGCTAAGTAATCATTCAGTTCATCTACTGCCTTATTTACAGCTTCATCATCTTTTCTGCTGACAAACTGAATAGGCTCTCCGTAAGTCTGAGCGACCTTGAATTGCACCCATTCAAAAGAATGGTTCTCTACTACTCGATTGGTGATATCCTCATTTGACAGCTTTGTTCTGTATAGTACCGGTTGATCTCCTTTGTAGTACTCCCACAAGTACTTGATAACCGACTTATTGTAATTAAAAACACCGATGCAATCACCAACAACCTTTACAATGTTGTCTTTGGTTATCTGCTCCACATCCGTATATGCAATTTTTCTACCGTGACAACCCTTTACAAGGTCTTGAAATTTCATAGTGTTCATATTTTCACCTACATAAATGTCATTCCGCTGCTTTGGTCTCTTTTTGGAAGTTTCTTGATCTCACGTTCTCCGGTCTCCGTATGGTAAACAACCATTTTATTGCAATTCCGGCACTTATATGTCTTGTCGATGTGTGATTTTGAACTGCATTCACCGACCAACCTTCCGCATCCCGGACAGTACACTCTAATTTTTTGGTTAAAAATCATAAATACCTCTTTTCTGCGCACAAAAATACCGCCCTTGCTGATAAGAGCGGTACTTCTGGAGTCTTCACATGATCTGAGGAGGAAATGAAAAATATCTTGGAATCTTTCTGCATCTTAATAGTATCACGGAAAAATCGGACATATCGGACAAGTTTATATGGAACTATACGATTTCGTATGTTTTTTCAAATATGTCAGGCTTACATGGATAAAGTTCTCCATTTACACCTTTGATAATATAATCACCAATGTTTGCTTTCATATCTCCTTCCAAAGTTTTAATGAAACATTCATCTTCATTATTAAAATAAATATTTCCGTCATCATAAGCAGATATTCCCCATTCTGGTACACCTCTACAATTTGCTCCAATCTTCATAAAATCTTCGCAATATTCAAATGCTTCAATTACAACAGGTTTCTTTCTATATTTTGCCATTTTTATACCTCCGTATTATTTTAATTTGCCATATATCGGTCAAATGCTTTTCTTACGCTATCCTCTGTGTTTCCACCACCGATTCTATCAGCAACCTTGTTCCATGATAATTTTTCAATAAATCGTAAATTGATGATCCGTCTTATACGACTGTCCTGAACGCTTGCAATAAATTCCTCGACTTCATTATTTTTTTGCAGTAAATCGTCCTCTAAAAGCTGTAAAGTGGCTTTTCTTGAATAAAGTAACGTTCGTTTTCTGCTGTACTCTGGATAAGGAAATCCTTCAATACGAAAATGTTCAGTGCCGCCGCATCCACCTGATACGCTGTCAACAACATTCCCATCCGATTCAATTTTTCTGATATCCGATTCAAGTTTTTTAATCTTCTGCTGTACTTCTTTGATTTCTTCCTGTAAATCTATGTATTGAGATAAAACCTCTTTAGTCACCATAATCAATACCTCCGTCCGAAAGAGAATGGGTTTTGAATTGCTTCTGCTCTTGCCATTCTTTTATTTCCGTAAATCATGTCACATAGTTGTGCCGTAGAATCTATCCCGTCATCATGCTTCATTTTCCCTTCAAAAGTAGCAGACAAAATATTTTGAAAATACTTTCTGTACTCTTTTGTTTGATATTTCATGTCCACAAAATGAAGTTTTCGTATGTCTGGAGCATGATTTTTGATTCTATCCATTTTTGCAGTCTGATTGTCTGCCGGATCATGACTTGTGTTAATAGGATATCCGTCTTTTTCCCATATCTTTTCACAATCTGTACGGTATGCTGATGTTGTCTTTGTTTCCTCAAAATGGACTTCTGCTGTCTTATTATTAAATTTATCTAAATGTCTTTCCATTCGTGAAGTAACTTCCGGTATGGTAATTTCCTTATCACCGTCATTGTAGACAACATCAGTGATATAATGTTCTCCGTCAATCTCATAGCAGATAGGCATTGATACAAAATCACCGCCACCATAAGCAGGGTCATTAGCTGCAAATATCCTATCAGGTCTTATTCCTTCAAGTTCTGCCGGATTAAAGAAATTCATCATATCGACATTGAACATCTGACCTTTTCTTTCAATAGGCTCCTGTTGATACTGTGCAAACCATGATGCCATATCGTCATTGTTCTCAAAAGATGCCATACGTCTTTTGTAATCAAGAGTTGTATATCCCAAATGATACGGATAATCAAAATTGCTATCTCCGTTTTCATTTAGTGCAGGAATAATAACCTCTCTGTGCCGTATGCCTTTGTATTCAGGATCATTTTGTAATAGGTCTAACCGTCTACCTTGAACGTCCTTTTTCGCCCAACGTGTTCCTATCCCCAACAATTTAGCCTTTCCAGGCTTAATTCTCGGCATAAAGTTGTTGTCGAATTTTCCCCATACAGTATTTTGCCTATCTTCACTCAATGCTTCATCAATACCGCTGAATAAGTCATCATAAACTCCAAGCCCGTCACAGTCACAAGCACCATTCAATGTTCCGTAAATGCTTCGCATGGTAAATGTTGGGTATGTCTTTTTACGGATAAGGTCTACTGTCAAATCTTTTCCATCAGTGACTAACTTTTTCTCAACTATGTTTGGATATATTTCAGCATATGTGTATGTCGGGTCTGTAATCATTTCTATGATGCCGTCATAGTAACCACCAGTAATTTTGTCCGAATATGCCGAATACAGATTAGACCGTTCCGGTCTGTTAGAGCCGAACCACAGATTACCCATTTTTACTATTTGTGTCTTACCGATTCGTCCGGGACAAAACACCATTCCTTCATCAAGCACATCATCGTACAAATCTTGAATAAGCTGTGCTACCTGCCGTAATGGATTTATTCTCGGCTGATAAAATCTCTCTTCTACCGGTCTGTTCTTTTCCATGTATAGCATGAAGCTTTCAAATCGGTAATGTGCTTCAATCAGAAGCGTTTTGTAATAGTCATCAACAAGGCTGTATTTTTCTTCATGTTGTTGGCTGTATTTTTCAAGGTCAAGTATTCTACCTCCTGTCCTATCCATGCAGAAACGCTCTATAATGCCTTTAGAACGGTTTGTTATCTGTAAGCCATAAGTTATATCCTTTTCACCGTTTATAGCCACTCTGCAGGATTCTATGTACGCATCAATGACCTGTTCATCAATTCCCTTTCGCTGTATGTAATTGTCATAGCTGTTTACTGCAGATATAAGACTCTGACTTGCCAAAAGAAAAAGCACCTCCACGCTGTCGCAGAGATGCTTATAGACCTCTGCCTATAATTTTTCTAGGTTAGCACCGCAAGTCTTTTATGCGGCGGTATGTATCTTCATTTATTTTTCAAGTATTTTCCTGTTTTTACATCAAACCAAGCATATACAATATTTCCAGCTCGGATCCTTCTTTTGCTCCTTCTCTGACATGAAACAAAATTTCCCTTAGTTGTTCATTATCTTTTTCTGTCATTTTATTTTTGTCAATTATTTCATCGATGCAGTAATATAAACAATGCCCATATCCAACACCTAAACGATTTCCATAAAATGATTTTCCAACAATATCATAATTTTCAGTTTTTAAAATATCGTGCTGATAATCTAAATCGCACCACTTTTTATTATCTTCCAGTTTCTCTTGAAGATATTTTAAGAAATCTACTACTCTTTCTTCTCTATCACTGATGTATAATATCGTGTCTTTCATTTTTATTTCACAATCCTTCTGCTTTCTTCCATCACTTTACAGTTCCTTGCAAAATCTCTTTCAATAAAACTTTGCGGTATCCTTCCAAAATTTTCCAAAGCGTACTTATCTACCGCTTCTTTTGAAACATCTATACCAAAATTTCGTAATGCTTCTGTTTGTGGTTGATAATCTTTCAATCCATTCATCCTCATATCCTCCGTAACCCATGCAGACGGAATCGAACCGCCGACACACATCCTATGCTGATGTCGCTCTTCCACTGGAGCTATGCATGGGAATCGCACCGTAAAACCTTTTATGGCTTGCGCTTGCCATAACCAAATGTGCACCGCCTACTTGTCACTGACTATCCACAATCTCACAGTCTTGTCTGTTCTCTACTTCATAGGCTTGGTTTTTCGCTAAACATATGTGGCTTACGTTTTAGCTAGGGAATAGTTGCCGTGGGAGTTGAACCCACCCGACCCAAACAATGTACGACTACTTTTGAATCTGCAAATTCTACTCGCAGAAGTGTTTTTCGTTGACCGATAATGAGCAACTACTATCCATACATCTCCCATCGACCTGAACTATTGCAGTAGTACCAGACTAAGTGGAGATAAAGATAAAGTTGGGATGATGGGGCTCGAACCCACAGCCTATGCCTTAGAAGGACACTGCTCTTTCCATTTGCGCTACATCCCAATGTGCGTTTCCATAAGCTGTATGCCTACATTTAAGGCACTGACACAGCGCAACACTTATGGCTATTTTTATTTTCGCAGGGCATCCGCCAGTTACCTGCTAGTTGGGAGCGACCCAACCGTCTACGCCAATTTTATGTCCGCAATGGCTGTGCGGGATTTTAATGTCTTTACTGACAACCCACGGATTAAAACCTACAACGGTATTCCGCAAAAACCGGGCTATCATAAACCGGTTAAACCCTCACGAGCCTTGCAACGGCTCTTAACAGCATTCCGCTATGAGGGGAAAGGAGTGTCTCCAATGGAAAAGTATGGAAGACAATTCGCAGATGGCAAAGACCGAAAGAAGAAAACATCTGCGAAACAGGACTACCAGGATTCGGACCTGGGAATGCAGCAGTCAAAGTGCTGTGCCTTACCGCTTGGCGATAGCCCTAAACTCCGGGAGAGAGACCATCTGCTCCCGGATTATTTTTGTGAAACACCCTATCTTTATCTAAAAAAAATTGTCACGCCTGTGTACGGTACTTTGAAAAACTTTGTGTTGTCAAACGCATTATTCCATTTTTCGTTTCCCACACACAGGCTACATACACTCTTGATGCCTTGATTTCTCTGCCACATATCCAATGCCAACACAACACCGGATATTCGGCAATAACAATGGCTTTATGAATTTAACCCATTCAAAATTGTGATATGGGATAATTCGCATAATCTCCGGTAACCACATAGGCTATACCCACGCGAAAGTTATTCCAAATGCAAGGAACATTGCTAACTCAAATAAAATAACTCCGTCTGATGCTGTTTTCTGTTTTGGAGCATACCATAAAGCAGATATTGCTAAAACTGTCAATACCAACGTTGTCATTATTTTTAAAATCATGAATCCAAGCATTTTTTCTTCGTCCTTCCTTCAATTTCATCGATCATTGCCATTACCAGTGCTTTAGCAAACTGGCTATTGTTATGTATTTTAATCAGCAAATTGCCCTGCCGGATAAGATACGACCAGTCATCATCCGTTTTCGGATTAGCACACTCTTTATGTATTTTCCAAACCTCTGTGTAGATCTCTTTAATCTCCGGTGGCAATTCACATTTCTCCTTAACTGGCAAATCTTCTTTAGGCTCTTTATCAAGTCTGCTCTTTTGGTGCTTCATCTGACAGCTAACCATTTCTGTAACGTTCTCACGGTCTCTCTTGATTCCGTGACCTTGCAGAAACAACTCACATTGCAGGACTTCACCGCATTTTGAACATTCGTCTTTTATCTCTTTCCCAAATATCTGCATACACTTAATCTCTACCAGTGACTACCGCTCTTAAAAATACTCCGATGATGAACAGGATATACACCCATGCAGGAGCATGTAATTGAAACAGTATCCATGCTAAAACTATGTAAATGAAAATCATGTGGTACACCTCCTAAGGGTCTTTTTTATTTTTGAGAATTTTTTAAAAATCATCCACATTCTCTGTAAAACTTTTCTTCCCGTCCGTCATCATAAATAACTCTTGCAATCGGTTCTGCAGAATGATCCACTTTCTGGCACTTTGGAATACTAAGCATATCTACTCGGTTCTTTATAACCTTGATGTGATTGTCTCTCAGGTATTCTTTGTAGTACCACTTGTCAGATAGCTTGTTTCCACCGGAAATGTTTAGTTTTTGCTCACATTCTTTCTTGCCTATCTTTCCAGTTTTGTACTCCTCTAAAATTTCTAAATAGTTTGATACCGGCAACATTTTAGGTCTTCCTGTTTTCTCCGCTCTTTTTATGACCCTTATGTTTAATGATCCATGTGCAATTTGATGGCAAACATGGCAAAGAGGTACAATGTTCCCTATATTGTTTGTTCCTCCCAATGCCAAAGGAACTACATGGTGATACTCTACATCCAAATTACTTCCACAGTTACAGCAAACTGTTCCAAGCTTATCTTTAAGTTCGTCCTTAAATGACGGTCTGTTAAATTGCAATTTGTTTTGTGTGTAAGATAACTCCATGTTAGTATCACCTCCTGTCGAAGCCTTTTTATTTTTTGGGTAGTTTACTGTACTTAGTAGGGCGGGTTTCCGAATTTCTATAAACCCCCTCCCCCATCATCACCAACATATTTCAACTATGCGCAAAATTCGTGCTTCGCGCAGTCTTTATTGACACGTCCTTAACTATCCCATATTTCCGCACGTTTCCGTAGTTGTTGCTACTCATTCGCATCTGCTGTATTATCTCCATACGCTCCGGAGTCGGTCAACATTGATGTATTTTGTCCATTTGCACCGCCTAACTGTGGCAGATCCGAAGCAGTTAATGCTTGCTTGTGGTTCTGCTGCTCTCTTGATACGCCGGGAAGGTTCCACCCGTAATGCCTATTCAGAATTGCCAGGATTCCAACAGGGTTTCGCTTTGCCGTGGCAAGTTTTGCGCTTAAAGACTCTTCGCGAAAATCCGATATCTTTTTGCCGATGTCAGAACACGATGGACTTAATTTAGTCCCCTCATCTCTCCATGTAGCTACTGTATATCTATCAATACCCGTTAATAAACTAAATCCTATAGCTGATACCTCTTTATCATACATCATACACATATATATATAATAATCACATATACGATTAACTAAATCATAATTATAAGCGTTATAATTACTTACTCCACCTGTAAATGATCCAGTAGTATTTACAAGGTTTTTAGACTTAAGACAGTCAGGCTCATTAAATGCATGACGTTTGATATACATAAGAGCAGCATTCCAAACGCTTTGAGACTCTTGTCTTATATCCTCTATTTTCTGATCTTTGCAGAACTGGGAAAGATATAGATCCATGTCATTCTCATATACCTTGGATGTTTCTGTATTTTCAACTTTTTCCATTCCTGCACCTCCTAAAAATCTGCAATAAAAAAATCACAAGCATCACTCAATAAACCTATGTCTTTTGATCTCCTCCACAGATCAGGTAAAAACATAAATCTAAAAAAGTGACAAGCTAGTGACTTCTTGTCGTTTCCGGTCTGCCGGCTCCGGTGGTCTTGGTTACAATCTGGGCGGCTGCGTATCCAGAGGGGGTTGGATTTGCTCCGCTGTCACTCGCACCGTGTTAACGTCGGCTCCCTAACTGCTTTTATCATACCATAAGTGCTATTTATAAATCCACAACAACCTTTTACGCATTTGACAATTTGTTACTGTGGTATGTCTTCCGGTGATCCTGAGCATATAAAAATCATGCGATTAAAAAATATCATCCGGTTAAATTTGACAAATGGGATTATTTAACAGACAGACAGGTAATTTTTGCAGATGGGTACATGGTGGCAGCCGGTCGGCTCTAGAATTTATATATACTTAGTATATCATTGTCTTTCTGCTCTTATTTACTTTTATTTTATCTAACCTTTATTTTATCTAATCTCCTTTTATTTAATCTGCGTCTACAAAATGTCTACAATTTGTCTACAAAATTTAGCACGTTAAAATATCACAGTGAAAATAGATCAAGAAAAGCAGGCTGTTACACCTGCTTAATTCCTGTTTATGCTGTTGCTCTTTCTGTTCTTCTGATCCGTTCCGCTCTCGCTGTGATCCGGTCAATTAACGCCCTGTCACCGTATGCGGATTTGCTGGACAATAACTCCGGATCCGTCATGCTGTCCAGTGCTTGGAGCGTTTCCGCTTGCACCGTCTCCAGTGCTTGGAGTTCTGCCCGGTTAAATTCTTTCAGCCGTTCCGATTCCGTTGTTTCCAGTTGATCCCGATAGTACCGGAAAAACTGCCGTACGTTTGAACGGATCCGGGCGGCTTTCTTTGCTGTGATCTGCTCCGGTGTTCCTTTCATGTCGTTTGCTCCTTTTCTCTTTGTATTCGTTCAATACCTTGCTTATAAATTTCTTCCGCTTCTTTCCTCTTGCGTTCTACCCATTCAACATTGCTTTCGTCTGGCCGCTGTCCTGGTAAGCCTGCCCATTTCGGAGGATGTTTTATAACTGGTTTAACTTCTCCGTGCTCTCTAACGGCTCTTTCTGCCGCTGTTTTGGCTTGTAAAGCGTGTAGCCGTTCATTTGCCTGCATGAGTGCGATTTTCTCGTTTAAGGGGCTTCTAAAGCCTGTCACGGGCGTTTCTTTCGGTTGCTCTGTCACTGTCTGCGGTTGTACTGGTTGCAATGCTGTGATCACGGCACCTATAACAAACTGGTTTACACTTACACCGTTCTTTTCTGCCTGCGCTTTGATCTGCGGTTCTAGGTCTTTCGGGAATCTAATCATTTGGTTAAATGTTTCCGACATTTTAGCACCTCCTTTTCTTGTGATATCATTAATGTGATATCATTAGTTTTTTATGATATCATTTGTGTGATATCATTGCTGTGATATCATGATATCACTATAACATTTTGTGCCTTATGTGTCAATATGTTTTTGTGCCTTATTTTAATATTTTTTCGTCATGCTCCAGTTTTTCCGCAACAGCTAATTTTATAAAATCATTTACACTCTTATAACCTAATTTATTAATACGGTCTTTTGTGCCAGTTGCAAAACGGCAATTCACCCGTTCAAATTTGTTGTCGTATTTGTAAATTGCTTTTCTTGTTGCGTCTGTTGTTTTTCGCTCCATTGTTTGCGCCTCCTTATATAAATGTATCTTTATTATATTTGTTTGTGCCTTATATGTCAATATTATTTTTTATCTACTATAATATAATCATGTTTCTTTTTGTGCCTTATACATTATGTACAACAAAAGTGCTTATTTGTGCCTTATATTTGTATATTATTGCGTCTTGTTTTTGTGCCTTATATCTGTTATAGTTATCTCAACAAATAAATAAAGCCGGTGACCACCTACCAAGCGAACACCGGCACCCAAAAAAGAAAGGCACCCAAATTATAACACGGGTGAAAAGGTAAAGCAATATGAGAAAGAATGAATTATTAGAAGCAATCAACAACAGCAAGGCAAGAAGCGCATGGAATAAAGGTGTAAAGATCTATGCTTATGAGCTTGTAGAAGCTCTGGAAGTTGAAGAGATCCCGCAGGACAAAACAGAGTTAAAAAGCCTTTTACTTAATGGCGCCGCTGACTGGAAACAGTACAGTTGGGGCGGATGCTCTCTGATATATGACTGTGACATTGCAGAACGTCTCTGTTGCCCGTCTGAGTTAAAAAAGGTTTGCGGCGGCGAGAACAAACCAAACAGATCAGAGGAATGGTTAGACACACAGGCAAGAGCATTAAGCCATTCTTTTGATATAATTTATCATATTGTTAAATTTAGCAAGTAAGACAGGCTTACACCGGGGATCGTGCCCCGGCTTGCTTTTACCCGGATAACCGGGAAAAATTGAAAATATGGAGGAAATGAAAATGGGAAAAATAAATATTGATATGTGGTATGGAGACAAGCCGGAACAGGTGACAGGATTAGACATATATTTTAATGATTTAGGCGGATTTTATTCCGGCAATCTTCGCATTTTTGGAAAAATTGTTGGTGATTATTACGCCGACAGCGTGCAAGACATAGAAAAAGCATTTCCACACCTTGCAAAAGATATTGAAAACTGTTTGAATTAACTGCCGCAGAGGATGCCCGCCGGATCACTACCGGCGGCGGTTTTATGGGTGAAATTTACCCAAAAATAAAAAAAAGGAGGTTACCATAGGATGGAAGAAAAGAACATTGAAAGACTATACAAGCTGTTAGAGTGTGCGGAGCGAGAGAAAGACACGGAGACAGCCGCAGTTTTGCGGTGGGCAATTTTTGAACTTGAAAACAGATAAAAGACGGCTTGCAACCGTCTTTTTGTCGTGCTATGGGTATATGCTGATCTGTTTTCGCTGCTCTTCTATGCTTTGGAAAGATTCCCAAACATATTGACTTGACGGCTTGCGCTGTCTTGGTGTACAATCAAATATTACAAGGGGATTATACAAAATGCGAAAAGTGGGAATCGGTCATGTATATGACATTATGGAAAGCGTAGCGGATGCCGGGGAACGGCTGGAAACCGTCATAAAGGTTGAGAGTGCCGCCGGTGGTATGTCTCCGGAATCTGCAGAGCTGTTGCGGTCTGCGTATGATTCTATGCTTTCGGCAGTCGGAGACCTTGCGAAAGCTGCGACACGGTGAACGGGTGACAGGTCCAGGGATTGCACTGCAGAAACGAAAAATGTTCCATGCCCTGAAACGGTCTGAAAAAATCTGCGAAAAAACTCTGAAAACGGATTTTTCAGCTTGAAAAGTGCTACCCAGGGGGGATTTAAAATTTTTAGCACGAAAATTGTAGAAAAATTTTTCTTTCAAAAACCTCTGAAAATGAGATTTTCGGTTGAAAATGCAGACCTACGGGGGTATCAAAATAAACACATTAAAATTTTTTCAATACTTCACATCTATTTATCGACAGAATACCACAAATGTGTTAAAATTTTATAAAATTCAAAATGAAAGGGGTAATTACTCTATGAAACAAAGTGGTTTAGGAATTGCTTCGATGATTTTAGGAATCATCAGTATTTTGACAGCTTGTATAGCTTTCGGAATTGTGCCGGGAATTATAGGTGCTGTTCTTGCTATCATTGCACTATGTCAGAAAGACAAGAAACACGGCACTGCTATCGCAGGACTGACTTGCTCTATTATCGGAATTATTATTTTTGCCATTATGGCATTGTTTGTAAATAGTGTATCCGATAGTAACAAGGAATCTACCGGCACACAGGCATCTGTTTCTGCAATACAAGAAAGTTCTACCGCAGTATCAGAAAGTACACCGGAATCAAAGGTTGAAGAAGCGGAAGTACCGAGTGGTACTGTTATTTCTCCCGGTTACACATTCGATGCGGACGGATTGCAAGTCACAATAAATGATTTTGACCTTGACTACACTGATTATGAGGATGAATACGGTTGGAACGCTCCTGCTGATGGAACAAAATACATTATGATTGATGTTTCTTATCAGAACAACAGCAAAGATGATAAGTATGTAAGCATCTACGATTTTCAGTGTTACGCAGACAATACAGATTGTGAGCAGAATTACAGTGTTGTTGATAGTTCTTCGTTGAATGCGAATCTTTCAAGCGGAAGAAAAACATCTTACAAGATTGCATTTGTAGTTCCGCAAGATGCGCAGAGTATTGAACTGGAATACGAAACAAGCATCTGGACTGGGCATAAAGAAATCATAAAATTACAATAGAATATTGATTTTAAGGGCATCCGCAAGGGTGCTCTTATTTTTTATGTTGCGAACCCATGTTCTGCATGATATAATATGTGTCAGTTAGGAAGTCTTGCAACACGTCCGGAGAGTGAAAGCTGATTAGACAGCCTAGATTGTAACCAAGACCCGGAATAAAGACAGACCAAAAAAAGATTGGAAGTTCGCTACTCCAACAGTAACAGGGGTAGTGGGCTTATTTTTATGCTCTTCTGCCCCATGACAATGTATTTGTTGGAGGTAGAAAATGTTAGTTGAAATCAAAACATTAAACAAAGAAGAAGTAACCGTTGTAACAAGCCTTGATGTTGCGGAAACGTTTGGAAAAGAGCATAAACGTGTTATGCAGGACATAAGAGAACTTGATTGTAGTGAAGAATTTAGAGAGCACAATTTCGTGCCTATCTCTTATACAGATAGTATTAACAGGAAAAAACCTATGTTTGTTATGACAAGAGACGGATTTACTCTTCTTGCTATGGGATACACTGGTGAAAAAGCAATGCAGTTCAAGGAAGCCTACATACGGCAGTTTAACGCTATGGAAAAGGCTCTTATCGGCAAAATACGGGAACGTGAAAAAGGAATTGGTGTCCGCAGGGTACTTACGGATAGTTTGCAGAGGACTTCCGAAAATGAACGGATGCACGGTCATGCATACTCTACCTACACCGATTTGATTTATAAATCAGTATTCGGAAAAACCGCAAAGCAATTACGGCTTGACCTTAATATTGGCAACAAAGAAAACATCCGGGATTATCTGACTGAGGAAGAACTGCTGTTAGTTCAAAATGCAGAAATGCTTGTAAGTTCACTGGTTGGATACGGTTGGGGATACGGAGAAATTAAGGAATTTTTGGAAAATAAGTCGGTGAATAAACTGGTCGGATGATAGACGCCCTAGATTCAATCTAGGGCATTTTTATTTTTTTGAAAAAGTGCTTGACTTTTTGTGCGTACTGTTATACTATAAATGTGCGTACAGAAAGTGAGGTGATTACAATGTCACCACGCACAGGCAGACCTAAAACCGACAATCCTATGAATGATAGACTTTATGTTCGTGTAACAAAAGAAGAAAAGGAAGAAATAATGAATTTCTCTTCTACTTCCGGTTATTCAATATTAGAGATTATCAGAGAGGGAATTAAGTTTTTGAAAGGTCAAAAAAAATAGAACGTTGTCCCAACATCCAATTAGCACAACGTTCTAATGCCACACTCTCAAAGAGATGGTAAATCTATAATACCATTTTTCCGAGAGAGAATCAACAGAGATTTCGGTAACTGTATGCCGTGTCCAAATAACCCGTATTCACGGTAGCGAACAAGTAGCGAATAATGTCACTGAAAACGGCACAGTGACAAGAAATTTGAAATCTCTGCAATCATAGGGCACAGCTTATCTCCCCACCCCATAACAGATAGGTTGTGTCCTATTTTCAAAGAAAAGGAGAAATGACACATGGAAGAATTTGCAAAAATGATTTATAGCCAGTGGCAGAATGAGGATAACACCATAAGTTGGGATGATTACGACGAAGTAATCGGAAAATTGTATGAAATTCTCAATGACAAGTTAGCTGATGACATAGAAAGAACAATAAACAAGAGAGTATGGACAGTTCAAGAGAATGCTTTTATCGCAGGATTTTCTTACGCTTGCAAGTGCCTGTCTAATGGCAAGGTAAATATTTGTGTGGATGGAGGTAAAAATAAATGAAAACCTTTACATTGATTTCCATTCCAAAGGAACGATACGAACACATGGTAGAATCATACAGTGCCGTGGTAGCTGAAAATGAAAGACTGAAAGATAAATTGAAACGAATTGAAAGGTTGGTGAAAGAATATGACGGAACTGGTAAACGTTGAGGGAACAGATTTAGGTATTAGAGAATACAATGGTCAGAGGGTGGTTACTTTTAGGGATATTGATGAAGTGCACCGCAGACCACATGGAACGGCTTATAGAAACTTTAGGGCAAACAAAAGATTTTTTAATGAGGGAAGAGATTACGTTACTGTGCATAAGAAAAACCAAAACGACGAAATTCGTCTATTAGGAATTGCAGTTCCACAAAGAGGAATAACCCTCATTACAGAACGTGGTTATCTAAAAGTTATAAAATCATTTAATGATGAATTGTCATGGAAAGTGCAGGATGCTCTTGTGGATGCTTATTTTGCGGTAAAGAATCAGCAACCAACCACAGCAATCGAGGAAAAGCCGACATTAGAGTTTGAAACAGACTGGTTCTGCATCAACCGTGGCAAAATCAATTACATCTGCCGTTGCTACGACATTACATCAAAGGAATATATGCACCACTTACTTGAAGTTTTGGGAAGAACATATAATTTTGATGAAGCAAAGAGAATTTACAGTGCAACGACCGGAAACTGGAAATGCAGAAATTCCGAAGTAATCACCTACTTCCCACAGCTTTCAGACCTTGCATCTAAAATTCTTCAGAAAGACTTAGAGGACTGTGCTAAAGAAGAGACCCCATAACAGGGGTCTTTTCTATGCCATTATTTCCATGTATCCACTTATCAGTTCATCAGCAAGTGCAAACACTTCTCTTCCGTAAGTAGCCAAAAAGTCGGCAACAATCTCTTCTGTCTGAATATCCATAGTCAGATTGTAGGACAGGCAAAACGCATGGCACAATTCATGGCACAGAACACGGTCATAGAAATTACCATGAATCATATTTGATATGTAAATATCTCTTGTGTTCCTGTCTGTCATGCCAAACGTATATGTACCATCAGAACGCATCAGCATAGGGCTGTGACTGTGTACACGGCTTAAATTCCAGTCCATTCCATTTATCGTGAACAATTTACCACCTCCAACATAAAAGGGGCTAAATAAGCCCCTTAAGTGTTTTAACCGATTTTTGTTACCAGCGCAGACAGCTTGTTCCGCAGTACCGTCTTTTCTTCCGGTGTTGCATCGTTGATGATCTCCGTCATGTCGTTTGCAAGTTCGGTCATGTAGGTGTTCAGGTCACGGACTTTTGCTTCTTTGTCCTGTTGTGTATTTGCCTTATGCAGTTCCTTATTTTCCATGTAGGTTCTGCGGCTCATGCCACTTCTGCCCTCTCTTGCATCACGCATACCGGATGAAGAAGTTTCAGTGTAGTACATACGCCCCATGTCTCTGTCCATGTCACGGTGATACATTTCCGGTGTCATGTGGTAATAGGGTGGCTCTTCATAACCTCTGCGGTAGGTTCCACGACCTTTAGGTGCAAATCTGCCGTCAGCATAGCGGTAATGGTCATAAAAACGTTTACCACCGTCACCGTAACGATCAAACATTTCCATGACTTCGTCCGGGTCATAGTCCTGCATGGTTTTTGTCAGTTCCCGATAGTACATAGCTTCCGATAAGTCTTTCATCATATCAACTACTTTTCCCATTTCGCAAGTGTCTACATGGTCGATGCCCTTGTCAAACTGCGTTTTAGCGCATTCAGAAAGTTTTTCAATCATTTCATGCATTCTCTTAACATCCATGATTTTTCACCTCCTACGCTTCACGAACGGCAATCAAATTGCTGTTCTGCACTTCAATAGCTTGCGTAGAAGTGTTCTGAACGGCTACCGTACTGCAGCATCCACGAGGAACATCAATGTAAGCCTGAGCAGATACATTGAAGAAATTCTCTACTGCTGCCGGAGTTACAATCATTCTTGTGGACTGTAAAGGTTCCCCGTCTAACGCCAGTGCAAGGGAAATTTCCCCAACAGTTCCACCAGTGGGAATCTGAATGTTACCGGAATAACTTACAAGGAATCTTGCACGACACTGATTAGTGATACCTCTTAACTTCACAATTCCGGATCCCTCTCTATGATTGATACAGTTACTTCCATTTACGGCAGTTTCAGTAAAAGCAACGTCCGCTCCTGCTGCCACAGTCTGTAATGCTACTGCTGTATATTCAGCCATAATAAATACCTCTCTTTCAAAATCAAAGGGGCAAACCATATAGTCTGCCCCATGTTGTCAGTAATTCTGCATAGCAGACATAACCTTAAGGTTAAGTTACTCGATATGCAGTTTTAGCATCCGCAACCAGTGTTGCAACCGCATCCGTAATATACGTTAGGGTTGGGAACTTGGTATGCAGGAATGGGTGCAGGATTCACAGCGTTAATAATCTGCTGTGCCTGTGCACTCATGGCAGTGGTCAGAAGAGCATTCTGACGATCCTGAGAAGCGGCTCTGCGCAGATCGTTGTTCTCTGCCTGCAGAGTAGCAATCTTATCCTGACATAAGTAGTCAAGGATTGCTCTCGTACCGGCATTCTGACTGTCGATAATATCACGAGTGTTGTTATTCATGGTGTTCTGCAATGCGCAAGTATTGGTTGCCATATTGTAGTTTACACCCTGGATAGCTTCACGGGTATCGCAGCAGCACTGTGCTAACTGTGCCTGTAAAGCGTTAGCATTCTGCATTCCTGCTACGGTGTCTGCATTGATAGCCTGTTGGATGCCATAGCCAGTCTGTAAAATGTTGGTATTTACGCCATTAAATCCGGTAAGCATACCGTTGTTCACAGCGTAGAATCCGTCACACAGACCGTTGTTGATTCCGTCCAGTTTACCGATGATAGACTGGGTGTCGAACCCTCTTTGTAATGCAGAATCGGTGTAGTAACTGGAATTAGAGCCATTACCGCCCCATCCATTACCGCCCCAACCTCCAAAAGCGAAGAAAAGGACGAAAATAATAATCCACCATGCACCATCGTCGCCCCATGCACCGTTGTTCCCATATCCGCTGTTGGCAGGCATAACAGGCATGGTAAAGGGAGTATTGTTACTCTCAAACATAATTTTTACCTCCATATAAGATTTTTTATACTTAATCTTGCAAGAATTTAGTATCTACTTCATAGGAAATTGACGCTTGAATTTTTCAAATTCAGAATCAAAATCTACGCCACGTTCCTTAGCAATATTTCTGCCAAAATTTTCAACACCTGATATGTCACCTTTTTGCGCCATTCCCATTACATTTCTAATCATGGGGTTTTGCATCATCTGACTATTTCCCATAATCCCTTGAATTATTTGTTGTGGATTTCCCATCCCTTTGAGCATCTGCATAGGATTCATCATTTTCATTCTGCATCATCCTTTCTTTGCGATTGTGGAGTTTTCCTTTGCGTTTGCGAAGTTTTCAACTGTTCAATCTTTTGTTCCAGTTCATCGAAACGCTTCATAAATACCGCTGTGACTTCGTCTGATAGGTCAAATTTCGCCTTTTCTGTGTCTGACGGTAAATTGTTAGGGTCTGCATCTAAAACAGGCTTGTAAAGCCTTGTATAGATTTTCCCATCTGCTCCCCAGGATTTAGCATAGATCTCCGACAGGTCCTGTTTTGGGAAAAATGCTGTGTTTCCATCCATAGGAACCTCATTCGGTGCTATGCACTCTTGCGCCGGTACAATACGACCGTACATCTGTACTGTGTTTTGCTGTGGCTGTTGCATAAATTGCTGTGGTTGGAATTGCTCCTGTTGTGGCATAAACTGTCCGTACATAGGTGTTCTATACTGCGGATTGAAATAGTTCGGATTCATAATCGGCTGCGGCATGGCTATTCTCCCTTTCTTCCATTGATTCTATCTGTTTCGCAATTTCAACTTCATCAAGTGTCTGATATGTCGGCTTGTTCATAAGTCCCAACGGACTGAAATTCATAAGCATTACCCGTTTCTCCTAAAACTTCCTCGATCACATGAACCATGATTGATTGATACTTAATCGGCACTTCCCTTGTACGTTCTTTGCTGAATATATGTTCCAGTGTTTCATCTGAAAATTTGAATTTTCCCATAAGGTCATCCCTCCTTATGATTAAATTTTGGCATAAAAAAAGTCGCATATAGTGACACATATACGACACTTTTGCGACAAACGAAAAAATATGCAGTTTTAAAAGTATGATAAATACAGCATTAGCACATCCTATTGCCACTCC